ACCTAAACATTGCGTTGAATGTGGTAAAAGGTTTGAATTAAGCGATAAGTAGTTATTAATTTTATACCGTGTTGTGTGCTTTTTTAATTGCATCACAACACGTAAATAACACAACCTAAAAATAAATACAATGATACAAAAACTATACATCGGGTACTACAGAGTATCAAAAGAGGAGCAAGGTAAGTCTGGGTTAGGTCTACAAGCACAGAAGAGAGCTGTAACAGCTTATATTGAGGAGAGTGGAGTATTAATAGGGGAATTCCAAGATATTGAATCTGGAGCCTCTGAGGTACGTAAGGGAATGGTTGAGGCTATTGCAGCCTGTAAGTTACAGGGGGCTACGTTGGTTGTTAAGGAGATGTCTAGGATTTCTAGGGGTGGTTATAAGTTTAGACAACAACTAGAAGAGGCTAACATCAACTTCTTAGAATGCAGCTCCCCACACGATCCGGAAGTAGTCAAGGATATTAAGTTCGCCCTTGCTAAAGAGGAGAGATCTAAAGTTAGACAAAGAACTAAGGATGCACTGGCCGAGATCAAACATAAACTTGATCGTGGGGAAGTACACATATCAAAAACTGGTAACATAGTAGAAAGTCTAGGATCTCCAGCTAACCTTACATCTGCTTCTAGAGAAAGATCGATAGCTGTTAGAAAAAAGAAGGCCATGGACAACCCGTTCAATAAAATGGCTGGTTCATTCATCGTTGAGGTTAAGAATTTAGATGGTAACGTATCCTACCATACAATAGCTAAGAAGCTAAATGATGCAGGGTTTAAGACTAGTAGAGGTAATCAATTCACTCAAGTACAAGTTAGTCGTTTGTATAGGAGGTATTATAATCAACTTTAAATAAAAAACTATGGAATTAACAGGAAAATGTAAAGAAGATTTTGAGAAGTGGTTAAAATATATGCAATAAAATATAATTACCCTGAATTAACCATTATTATATGTAATAACGTATGATAAGTCACTCAAAACCCCTGTCGGGTATAACAAACTCCATATTAGGGGACTTTAAAAAATAACATACCCTGTAGGGTATAAAACATAAAAACAATGAAAAATCCAATTAAAGGTAACAGGATAGTAAAAGATTACACTTTCGCTTTAAGACTCCTAGGATTTGCTTTAGACACTCAGTGTTCTGATGCTTGTAGTGAAGATGAAAAAGAAAGTATGATAAGCTACTCCACAAGCTTATTAAAATACCAGATTGAAACAGTATCAGACCAACACGAAGTAGACTACTTGGAGAGGTGTAACGCAAAAGAAAGGCTTAAAAAAGGTTTAAGGTTTTTAAGTTAAAACAACAATTCGACCTACACATCGAATAATCAATAATCAGTCAAATACAACGAATACATGGATACACCATTAAATACTAAAATAAACACGGTACTCTTCAGTATGACCAAGACAGAGTTATCTGAAGAGCTAGGGATAACAAGGCCAACATTAAACAGCCGGCTCTCTGGTAGATCCAAATGGAAAACACTAGAAGAGAAGTGGCTACACAAATTATACAGGGATATTTAATTTCATACCTTTGTAACTGAACAAATAAAATATTATGATAAAAGTAACAAGACGAGTTAGGTTCAATTTAAATACCTTTGTAGAAGAATTAACCTTGTGCTTAGAGATGGAAGAGAGACATGAAGAAATAGATGATGTAGTCCAAACATATAAAAATTTCCTGTCTAGGACAGATGAAAGCATGACGGCCAAGGTTATGGGTTATTTAAATAGACACCCACAAGTTATCAACAACCCTAACCTAAAGTCTTTTATATCAGCTTGTTACCCTATTATTTAAGAGTTTAAGATTTTTAGTTTATCTTTGTACTCTTAATAAATATTTAAAAAGAAACAAACATGGGTGTAAGAAAAGCTAGAACAGAATTTAGAGAAGTTATTGTAACTTTTGTCAACGGAACGGATCCACAACTAGTAGCTCCAATTGACAGTTTTAAAGCTGCAATAAATTTAGTTGAAGAGATTGAAGGGGTTTATGCTACCAAGGGTGAGTTTACAGACCTAGCAGATGTAACGGTATTAGCTACCGGTACAAGTCCAAATAAGATTTATGCTTTTGATTTGACAACAACTATCGCAGATGCGGAGTATCAGTTTGTCTTTGTAGAATCAAAGCCTAATGCTTTAGATGAAGTATAAGTATTAAATGATTTGCATCATTTAACCTTAAGGAACCTCAACCAGAAAATGGTTGGGGTTTTTTGTATTTTATACACCAACCTCTTTTTAACCTACCTTTGTAGACCTACATAGTAAAATATAATAAAATGGCAAGAAGGTTCAGTATGAAGTGGCACAAGGAGGAATTAGCCAAAATGGTTAAGATAAGGTCTGATGCCGGTAAAAAAGGTTCTAAGGCAAGGGTTGAAAACCACTTTAATTACAAGAGTGGCTATGGTAACACAACAAAGACCACTACTAAAAAACCATACCCTAGATATAGATCGAGGGTGGAGTATGATTTTTTAAAGTATGTAAGGTTAGTTTTTAAATGGGCACAAGAAAATTATGGTCTAACTAGACCAAGGTTGGAACTCATGTTATTTCTTTATGGTACAGGGGCTTTCTCTAAAAAACAATTCTCTGATTATCATAAGACAGTTGGTATGTACGGAGATAAGAATTTAGATGTATTGATTGAAGAGGGGTGGGTATCTGTTTGGAGACCGGCCAACCCTAAGGAAAGGATACACAAGCTATACACCTTAAGTCAAAAAGCAAAGCTTATGTGTAATAAGATGCACAAGTATTCTTGTGGAGTTGAGGAAATACCACTAACCCCCGAAAGGAATATTTTAGTACAGAATAAGGAGGAGAAAAGGATCAATGGGTATTACCTTGATGCTATTAAGAGGATGAATTTGGATCAAGCCCCTACTGAATAGGGGTTTACCTACCTCCTTCTCCTTTCCTTCCCCTATTAGCTTTAATACTAGTAAACCTGTTAGTAGCATGATCATAATCTAAACCTTTTGTACTCTTCCCATACTTTTTCCTAGCCCTTACCTTAGCATTTGATTCAACCCTTTTCTTAACTTGCTCCGGCCTAGAATTTATTTTCTTATCGGTTGCAGCCTTCTTTTTCCTTGCATCAGGGTTCTTTGCATAATAAGCTGCACTCTTACTTTTTCTTCCTACCATAAATCAACTCTTGTATAATTTTCATATATTTGCAAAGATAATAAAATATACTTAATCTCAAATAAATCACATACAACAACAGGGCATAAAACAATGATAGAAATATTAAAAAGTTACTCCGAGGCATTAAAAATATTTCTATATGGCCTTTTTGCAATATTAAATTTAAATTTAGATATTGTACACATAATCATGTGGATGATGTTAATAGATACAGTAACAGGTATTGTTAAAGTAATAAGACTAAAAGAGTTAAAATTTACTTTTACAGGTTTTTACATGGGACTTATGACAAAGTTCATAGTGCTATTAATACCAATGACCTTAGCACTAATGGCCTTAGGCCTAGGGTATGATTTTAAATGGGCTGTTGATTCCACATTAAGGCTTATAATTTTAAGTGAGGGGATATCAATTTTTACAAATATATTATCAGCAAAAGATAATAAGAAGTATCAAAATAAGGACTACCTTAGTGTATTACTTCACTGGGTTAGGAATAAGTTGATCGCAATATATGATACAACCATAAAAGAAAGAAATAAATGACAGCACTAGAAGCTTTAAATAAACATAAAAACGCAGACCCAACAACAGTTGATAGGATATCTCAGGTTCACCCGATGCTAAGATCTGAGGTATACTTAATTTACTTAGAGATATGCGATTTAGTAGCTTCTGAGTACCTTAGGATTAGGTTTAGTGATATACTAAGGACTTTTAAAAAGCAAGATGAATTGTATGAACAAGGGAGGTCAACCTCTGGCACTATTGTCACATGGGTTAAAGGTGGAGGATCTTACCACAATTTTGGTTTAGCCATTGATATAGTTATTTTATTAGATAAGGATAAAAACGGTACCTTTGAGACCGCTAGTTGGGATACAACTTTAGATCAGGATAAGGATAACAACCCAGAGTGGTTAGAGTGTGTAGAGATATTTGAGTACTATGGTTGGAAATGGGGGCTTATAAACAGTAAAGGTAAAAGGTATGACCTACCACATTTTCAAAAAAGTATGGGGTTTAGTACAAAAGAGTTGAGGGGGAAGAGTAAAGACAATGATGGCTATCCAATAATAATAACATAAAATGAAATTAGATTTAAAAAGTATTATAGTTATTTTATTAATAGGTTTTATCGCATGGCAGAATTTTTTTGCTACTGATGAT